TCTGCACTCTTAATACGCAGACGTGTTGCCATATTACCAAAGAAAGGATGTCTTAAAAGTAGACCAATTCGTGCTACAATAATACGATCAAGTACATCAACACGCATTTCTTCCAGTTCGTCTGGAGTAATGTCTGGATTTGGTGACCAATGTTTTTTACCTGCTACTGCACTCATGTTTCTCTCCTTGCTATGTTATTAATTATACGATCATTAACGCTAAATGTCAACCAAGATTGGTAAAGAGTAGGAGACTTAACTCCTACTCTTTTTTGGTTAAGCCTTTTGTGCGGCAGTAATATACTTGCCAAAACGTTCATGAAATTCGTCAAAACACTTAACTTCGTCTGGATCGATAGGTAATGAATATTGTGTGAGGGCTAATTTAATACCCATTACAACCAATTCAGTGTCGAAGTTATCCATAGCAAAACGTAAAAAGTTATTAACTTTGTCGTCAAACTTTTTATCGTTTTTGTCGCAGGCTTCTTTAAGCTCGTAGCAAAGAGACACTGTTAAGGAATACATCGCACTGATTTCCTTATTGTTGAGCTCCTTAACCTTACCTGCAAGAATGTCGGTAGGGTTAGGCATCTGCCCAGCAACTTTACGGTGTGCCATAAACTTCACTCCAAGGCCTTCACCAACTGAACCACTAACTAGGTCAGTAGTTGTATTTTCGTCATCGTCATCCTCAAGTAATTCTGATACAAACGACCATGAACGAGGTGTTGCAAAAGAACGACTTGGTGACTTAGGATCGAAATCATATAAATCTTTTTTACTAAAAGTAAGGTAACCTACAACATCTTTATGGATGTTATTTGCTACAGCCCATTGAAACCAATCATCAAAGTCCACAGCCATTTCTAAGTGAACAAAACGGTTAGCCAACGGTGCTGGCATACGATACGTAACGCCTTTGTCAGCATCACGGTTACCTGCGGCTACAATAAGAACATTGTCTGGTAATTTATAAGTACCAACCTTACGGTTAAGAATAAGTTGGTATGCGGCCGCTTGTACTGCTGGTGCCGCTGAATTCATTTCGTCTAAAAACAAAATAATCCATTTATGTTTCTTTGCCATTTCGGCAGTAGGTAGTTCTTGTGGTGGTGCCCAAGACATACAGTTGTCATTTGCACTGTAATAAGGAATACCTTTAATGTCTGTAGGTTCCCAAAGTGATAGTCGAACATCAATTGTATGTGCATCCATAGATGCTCCAATTTGATGTACAATGTCTGATTTGCCAATACCTGGGGGACCCCATATAAAAATTGGACGTTGCTTTTTAAAAGCTCGTGTAATTGATTTTTTAGCCCCATTAGGTGTGACAGTACGTGTTGCGATGTTTTCCATATTAGCCTCTCTAGAAGTTGTAGTGTCTGTACTCATTTAATATATACATAATACTATCATTAGGTCCAGAAGTCAACCACTAATCTACCAAAATATTAATTCTCGTGTCTTTTGAGTGCTTTATTTAATCCATATTTTCGTAAATCACCACTAAAAAGGTGTAATTCCATAGCCTTTTTTTCATCAGTTACAATGATACTATAAGATGAAAGATAATACGGACAATTAATAAATTTATCTAAGAATATTATTACTTGGGTTGTTAACTTAAAGTCTTTTGGAAAGGGGACTTCGTAGGTTTGTAAGTCAAGATTTTCAGTTAAATGTATATAGCCGTTATCAGTTAATCTTAGACCGCCTTCATTTTTTTCTCTAGTGTTTTGCCACCATAGAGGAAGGTATTCTTTTAAGGTTGCTTCTGTAACTGCAATATTAGAATTTTTTAAGAAGACCTTGGTAAGTGTTTCTTTCCAGCTCATTCGACTGTAAGTTCACCAGTGGTCAGTTTGTATACAGCAAAATCTTCAGTATTGAATAACTCATTCATTTTGGTTGCTAGATTATGTGCATGCCCCGGGTTTGAAAAAGATACTTTTTTGTACTTAGGGCCAGGATAATTAGTGATCATGTTTAACGACTTTAAATTGAAAGGTTTTCCTTTAAAGAAAACTGCCCAGATGGCTTCTGCTTCTAGTACCTGTTCAGACTTGTAGGTCTTTTTATCAATGTGTTCTAATATCACTGTAGGTTTTGGTCTACTCATATGCGTGTCCTTTAATATAAACTACGCATATATTTATCTCTTTTTTAGGTTATGTGACCAGTTATTTCCAACTTCCGCCAGCGTCCATCTTTATTGTAACAGTCTCTTCGCCTTTAGGTGCGTTTTCTTTTACAAATTTTTCTAGTTCGCCTGTTGTTCTTGACATTACTTCACCTAGTGTTAGTGCTAGTTTACGTGCAGTAACAATATCTAATTTAATTTCTTTTTGCTGTGATGCATCAGCACCTTTAACTTGATTAATAAACTGTTGTATAGGTGTAGTATTAATTGGTTCTATTGGCATTACTTAACTCCGTTCTCATTTGTAGATCGTTTTTAAATGGACCTTTAAAAGGATATTTTTCAATAGTAACACTCTTAGGACAAAAACTTCTTACCCAACCTTTGTCAAATTTAATAATGTAATATCCTGCCGCATATACGCTTTTACTTTTAGAACTTTTTGTAAACAATGGTAACCTACGTTGTACATCGTACATTGTATTATACGGAATAGTGCTTGTAGGAAATCCATATAGTTCTTTACTTATATGAGAATCACTATCACTAATAGTACCAGCACTCCAAGTAATTTTACCTAGTGCAGTATTCAAATCTTTTTCGTTTTCATAAAATGTTGTTCCTGTACTACAGGTATACATGTACTTTTTATCTTCGTCATTGCGATGTAACGTACCAATTTTTACGCCATCGTCCTCCATGATCCAAAACTTATTTTTTAGTACTGATTTTGCCTTTATCATATTGTTGCCTCTTCCTGGTCGGGGTATTTTGCGTTTAAGGGCTCTGCAAATTGTGCCGCTTGATCTGCTACACGTTGCATATCCCATTTAGCACAGAACTTCATAAGACGCATACCGACCTGTTGTACGTCTTTCGGAGTCATGTGATCTTCTATAACATTATTAATAATGCCTCGAATGTCTTCAGGTTGTGCAGATAAGTCACATAGCACAACATTACGTTGATAGTCATCTAATACACGGTGTTCAACACCGTCATGATCTACCCAACGTTGTAGCATCATGTTATTCCAGTTATAGCCTTTACTGTCTTTGTCTGCAAATGCTTCTGTTAAGCCTACCTTGTTCTTAGTACCTTTTGTACGTACACCTGGATAAGCACTAAACACATTGTCACTTGTGTCGCCACGCATACACTTTTCAAATAGTTGCCATTGCGGATTCGGAGCAGGCTTAGCCTCTTTAGTTTTCTTATCAATAATAGGCTGACGTTTCTTATCATCAAAGTAACCTTCATGTGTAATAATTGTATTGCTAACACCATTATATTGTTTTACATTAGGAGCAATAAGTTGTGCAAAGTCGCCATCAGTACTAATAATAACATGATTATCATTAGGATGTGCCTGTACCCAACCTGCAATAAGATCATCTGCTTCTAGTTGCGGATGTTGCATCATTGTACAATTAGTCTTTGTACCAATGAAGTCCTTAAATTCATCAAATATTTCCCAAAACACTTTGTCTTCTTCTGCTTGTGCAGGAGTAAGTGCATCGCGAGCAACTTGTCTATTACGCTTGTAAGGTTCGTAAAAGTCTTTGCGCCAACTACGTCCTTCTAAACAGAACACAACATGTGTAGCGTCAAAGTCATTCCATGCCTTTTTAACACTATTAAGTGTGATATGTAACGCCATTCCTACTTTAGTATCAACGTCACCACGTACTACGTGCCGAGCTCTAAAGAAAGTATTTGCTGTATCTACTAGTATATAAGTTGCCATTAGCTTACCTTTGTGTAATTTATAGTGTTATTATAGCACCAGATCTGGCTGTTGTCAACCATTAAGATACTTCGCTTTTATCTTTATCAAGCGGTTTAACGTTTATATAACCCATATCTCTATTTTTATCAGCACCTTGATCATCTAAAACTTGCATTGCTATTGTTCTAAACCAAGCATCAACAATCTGTTCATTAGATTCACCAGAATAACCAGCATCAAGAAGTTGTTCAATAAACTCATTATTCCAATCGAGCTCAAAGAAACCGTTCTTAATGTTATTGGGATTTACCTGTGTATCTAACACACCAACCCATGCTTCACCTTTTTTAGTTGCTTCTTCTTTTTCTTTTGCAAGAATTGCTCTGCGTTGATCTTGTGAAGTTTCACCTTTAGTAATTTTAGGTTTTATTCCTATAGCCTTTTTAATTTTATCCCAGTTGCTCATAATAGTCCTTTCTCTCTCAACTGTTCGTCGAGTGGTTTGTTAATTTTAGCCTTCATTGCCTTTTCGTGTTGTGCATTTTTATACTCTCGTAAGTTATCAAGTTCCCCAGGCATTTCCGAATAAGCTAATGTGGAGTCTAGGGGTAAATCGCCATCCTTCTGCCATACACGCTTCGGCAACGTCTTTAACGTTGAGAACATATTCTTCACTGCGTCCGCCCAACGGCATAAGATATACTGGACATTCCACCCCGGCACTTCTGTAAGTGTCCACAGCCTTTTTAACTTCATCAAAGTCGCTTTGAGTAGCGACAACAAACTTAAGATACATGTCGCTATCAGTAACAGACTGATACTCACTAGCCACATCAGGCTTAATAGCAGTATCCCAAGGTTCTCCGCTAACGCTAAGTTTTGGGGAACAAGACCAAGTGACTTGGATTCTGTCCTGATCGTTGAGATAGTTAAAGAGATCTTCGTGTAAATGTTGTGTAGTATTTGTTTCAAAAGTAATATTCCTCAAGTCTTTCATACGTGGATGTTCGAATAATTCTACGTACAGTCGTTGCCACGCCAACAACGGTTCGCCACCTGTCATAATCAAATGAACGTCTTGACCATTATCTTGTACCCATTTACCATTAGGTGTAAGAGATAGTAAATGCTCAACTACTTCGTCAACAGTTGCTTGCTTATTAAACTTTTTAAATTCAGGATAGATACTTGCATAAGTATCGCAACCTGTATGTATAATAGGTAAGTCGTTAAACTCTTTTGTAGTTTCGTGTACACCAGCATCAAGCAATCCTTGTACTTCAGCATTACGAATAATACCTGCTTTTTGTTTTTCGTCACGCATAGGTTCATTTTGTAAACCAAAGTTCATACAACGAAAGTTGCAACCGAATGTACGTAGGAACACACTAGGAACTCCTACAAACTTGCCTTCGCCTTGTACACTATAAAATGCTTCTGAGTATCTAAGTTTCTGCATGTTACACACCTGCCGCAAATTGTTGTTGTAGTTTAATATTATCCATAAACTCTTTCTTTGTACCTGCGTCATCGGCAAACGCTCCGTGTAGTACTGTTGTCTGTGTTAAACTACTATGAGCACCAATACCTCTGTTTTCGCAACAACCGTGTGTTGCTTGAATGTAAACACCAACATTCTCACTGCCAGTTGCCTTCATAATTTCTCTAGCAATGTCATTGTTTAATTCTTCTTGTAGGGTGCCACGTCTCGCACACCACTGTGCTATACGTGTGTATTTCGACAGACCAATTAATGTGTCCGCGGCGATGATTCCAATATACGCAACACCCGTTACCGGTTGATGGTGATGTGAACAAACACTTTTAAGTTCACTACGTACAACCAACATACCTTTATACCCATCTTCTATGTGATTAGGAAATGCAGTTGCATTAGGCATTGGGTCGTAACGTCCAACCATCAATTCGTTAAAATACATTTTAGCAAGACGTCTACCAGTATCCTTACTGTTAGGATCAGTCTTTCTATCAATAACAAGTTTATCTAGCACTTGTTCAAATGCTACAGTTGCCTCGTCAATCAACTGTTGTTTGTCACCTTCTTCTAATACGTGACTAATATTATCGCCAGCCCAGTAGCGGTCACCTGCCGCTTCTAACTTTGCTCTAATTTGTTCGCTTTTATTCATTTACTTCTCCGATGTTAAGGCAGTGGATTGCCTGTAATTGTTTATATTATACACTTTATTTAGGTCTATGTCAAGCATTTTTTACATAATTTAGATAATCAGTAGCAATTAATTTATGTATTTCAGTAGTATAATGCTCACCATCAGACCTATATTTGTCCGTTTCTATGTTAATTTTATGCTTATCTAACAAATAAGCCTCTGCACTCGATTTTGAAAATGTAGTATTTGTAAAATCACCATAAAGATTTTTGTGTTCTGGAATAAACACTCTATTGTTTATAGACCAAACATACATAGGTATGTTACGTTTTGTGCAGATAAAGTCCATAAGCAAGTAATCTGCACACCATTCTCGATACTGTAGATGTGTAACTGATTCATGCCATAGTTTAGTATATTGATATTTTTCTTTAAAAGGACCCCAATCGTGTGTCATTCCTTTTCTTTCAGAATATTCAAATCCTTTAAATTGTTCAAAGTTTTCCGGACGACATTGTTCGATTAATTCTGCATGTTCTTCAGTAACTAATTCATCAGTCCATCTATCAATGTGTTCAGGATCATCTGTAGCCACTGGTTGTTTAGGTCCTCGACTAAAATGATTTGCTTTTATACCGTCACCGACATCAAGATTACGACTACAAGCAATTAAGTATCTATTCCAATACGTTGCTTGTATAAAAACTTCGTCAATGTCGTCATAATAATCCAACATAGCTTTAAGCCAAGTTGGATATTTTTTATTACATCCTCCAGGAATGCTGTAGATAGCCACAGGTTTATTATTATGGTCGGAATATAATTCTGCATAATTATTATCCTTCCAAAATTGTACTTCGCCGTTAACTTCGGCGTAACCGTGACTGTGGCTATCTCCTAAGAATAGTGATCTAGTCATTAAAATATTTGTTCAACATTTCAAGACGATCGTCCGCAGTAGCCATAGCATCCAGTTCTTTTTGAATAGTTTCAATAATATCTGAATGTTCGCCAATGCCAACAACCTTTTCCATATACACATTAATATTAGTTTTGTGCAATAGTACTTCTGCTTCGGCATGTTTTCTTGCCGCTTCAATCATTTGCTGTTTCAACATAAGTTCCTTTCTTGTAGTTTCCCTTGCTAGGTATTACGTGACGCACTCCTCCTTGTGGCTCTTCCATATCACCCTTGCGCCGAGGTATGAGATGAACATGTGGATACATAACAGTTTGTCCTGCCGCTTCTCCTACATTCTGTCCAATGTTAAACGCATCACAATATCCACGTTCAACCCAATCGTAGCCCCATTTATATGCGGCTTCGAAACACTTTGTCATAGACTGCCAGTTTTCTTCTTTAGGTACAAATAGTACATGTCCTTCTGTAACTGGATAGCCATCTTTGTAAACTGTAAATTCTTTTGTATCAATTAATATTTCAGTCCACGGTTTCATAAAACTCTTCCTCTACATAACGCTTTAATTCGTGATCGCCTATATTATCAGGCACTCTTTTTTTGTAAAATAGTTCATAGCTATCACTTCCATACTTACCAATTCCGTACAGTTGTGTAGCATCTTCTCCGTCCCAATCTTTAAACTGTTCACTCATACGATACAATCTTTCTGATCGAACGTGTTTCATACCTAAAGGAGCAATTACTTCTTCAATTTCTCTACGTCCTGCGTGTACAAAACTATCGTGTGTACTCCACTTGCTAAAGAATGTAGGTAGTACTGCTTTAACTTGTTTACGGTTTGTACAATTCAAACAAATAACACCAACCATATGTTGCCATACATTTGCTACTTGTTGTTGTACCATTAAATCATCACGCATATTCAGCAACATTTTCCCAAGGATAAACAAGCCAAACATCTTCTTCTGCTTTGTTAATTTCGTGACATGTATAGCTAATAGGCACAAGTACTTCACTGGCCATGTTATCTGTAAGTGTAGCAAACTTTACATTATTGCCCCATACACGATGCCAATGAGGATCTGTAGGCAAACACCCTGCCTCCCAGTCTTGCATAATCCAATTGAATGTAGCACCTGTATCGTTGATGTCATCTACAATAAGAATGTTCTTTTTATTATTACCTGCATCACTATGCGGATATCCAAATGCATCTTCGGCCATCCAACAGTTGCTTTCGCTTTCTCTATTGTCGTCACGTAGGCTAACTTTAAGTGCTTCACAACGAATGCCTGTCATGTTGCTGATAATAGTAGCGGGTACATTGCCGCCGCGTGTAATTCCTACAATGTAATCAGGACGCCAATTTTCTTTGTACATTTGATTTGTAATACTAACGCACATACGTTCTACATCAGTCCAACTGTAAAAATGTTTTTTAATCATTGATTTAAGTAATCCTCGTTATTAATCCATTTACCATCTTTAACAAAGCCCCAACTTTGTGCTTTTTTACCCATAAAGAACAAACTTGTACACGGAATTTCATTTCCATTTTTGTCCTTTGCAAGTTCTAACCAATGCAAATCTCTTGCACTTCTAAATCTAATATGGCCTGGACCACGCCAAAATTTACCTTCTGGAGTATGTTCCCAATAGCCTCCAGCTAAAATTACTGCACCCCAACTCCATGGATGATCATGTAGTATAGGCTCGTCACTTACTAATACTTTGTGTAGTGTAATATTAAAAGGAAAGTTCTTTCGTTCTTTTAAAAATATGTAATAACGAATAAGGTATGGAACCTTTCCGTCTCTGTCTGTAATTACTCTACGTCTTCCGAGTTTGTCCATTAGTTTAGAAAGGAATTTTATCATCGAAGCCTCTTTCTTTTTGTTTGCCTTTGTAATCTTGTAAGGTCATATCGTACAGTGTTTTAAAGTTACGCCATACTTTTTCTAATGCAGGATATTCAGTACACATATCTTCTATTTCAGATATATCAATTATATTAATGTTATCAACATCAAATGTTATATTGCTGTCGGCAATAGGTGCATCAAGTGTAATAGTAGTAGGTGACACTGTACCGAAATCATATGTATCATATGTACTACTCCAAGTGCTATTTCCGCTTACAGTTGCACCTTCAATTGAAAAAGTATAAGTGTCATCATTATCATTCATCTGCAATAACCCTGTAAAGTTCTTTACCACTAAAAAATTCTTTATGTAGCTTATTAATTTGTTTACTAATGCTTGGTATAAAGTCTTCGTAGTTTTCCATGTACTCAACAATTTGTGCAACTACTTTATCTCTATTATGTAAGTAAGCATCATAGTCTTCAGTCCACTCACTTGGATACTTAAACTCAGGCAATGCCATCTCACTATAACTAAGTCTATCAGGAACCATAGGAATAGTATCTACTAGTGCGCCTTCATACCAACTAATACCAAGTGTTTCTTGTAGGTTAGCACTAAACACAAGTTTAGCTTCTCCTAATAGATTATGGTATTCGTTTTTAGTTAGTTGTTGTTCTTGACATACTACAAAATCATATTGCGGTAATTGTGTTTTTAGATCTCTAAAAATTTCAATTTGTTTCTCAGGAGCAACACGATGCGGAAATAAAATTAAATCTCTTTTCTCCATGTTTTTGTAACTATCTAAACTGTTCTTTAAATACTCCATAGGCCAACCAACTCGATGTGTTTTAGAACTGTCAATCTCTAAACTTTTAGCAAACAGTTTAATATGAAACTCGCTTGCAAAAAAGTTATCATCATAACATTCGTACATTGATTGTTCAGCATGTCTTACCCAAGGTTTGTCTCCTATAAGCCTGCCTAGAAAATCTTGTGGATCATAACTACCTGCATGCCAGAGACCACCAATAGCAATGTCAACACCAAGTAGTTCTGACATGTAGCGTAGTTGTATAACTGTAGGATTCCAGGCATCGGTATAGAGAAAATAGTCACCATCTTTAACAGTTCCATTACAAAACATTTCTCCAATAGTTTCTAATTGTTTACTTTTGTAGACGTTTGTTCCTCCAAAGTTAAGAAATGCACCAGGCGTTGTAGCCTGAGGCGTCTCTCCTCCACTAATAACATTTACGTCTTCGTTTGTAGCTCGTTGAAGTTGCCGTGGAAGATACTCTTTCCATTGCTTAGTATAACGTGTGTCTACTGCTTCAATATCTACAATATGAATAGTCATTAGTTCCTCCGGTTAAATCGTCCACCAGGTTTACGTTCACGAGGCTTAGGTGGTTTGCCATATTTTAAATAGTTCTGGTAAGCTCTCCATTCGTAGCTTTTACTGTTGTATAAGTTCTTTTCATCAAACTTAAATCCGCTTTCGAAACCTAAGTTCCATGCAGTTGCACAAAACTCTTTAAAAGTATCGATATCATTAAAAATCGTATTATATACTTCACGATCAAAATTTGCCATTTTTTCTATTCCTTTTAACAGCATTTAGAGGGTAGTTGGATATTTTATGTTACAGCCGTTTTCGCCGTCTTCGGCAACTTCAATTTCAACAAACCGGCCTGGATATTTGTTGTTAATCTTTTCATACAATTCATCTGCAATCATCTCACAGCTTTTGTAATCTAAAAGGAGCACGTCAGAGTCGGTTGAGCTCTGTTCTTCACTTCCTTGATTATTGTTTCCTGAATTGGCTCCTGAGTAGAGTCTTTCGAGCCATCTTTTGAACTGGATGAATTCGATATCTCTATCGTCGTGGAACACTTGGATTTGCACCCTGAAATGGAAAATATGACGATGAGGATAACCAAGAAACGAAACATCATCCCAGTCTCCAGTTGCTAATTTCGGATCTTCGAGCGCCGCCGGGTATTTGTGTATACCCTCTTTTTTGAATGTAACCCATATAGATCTATTTACCTTATTCTCCATATAGAGTTTTTTATCTTCTTCTTTCATCATACGTACCATACCTTCATAATATCTTTCTTGTTGTAGCATTAGTATACACTCACTTTATCACTTTGTCAAGGCCATATTTTGTCCAATCAGTGAATTTTTCTCTATCCATTAAATCGTGCAAACTATGACACCAAACGCCAGGGTTAGTTGCCTTAAAGTCTTTATCGTCAATCTTCAACATAGTGTTGTAGTTCCACAGTTTTGCATAAGGCAAAGGAATGCGTAGTTGTGGGATAAAATTTTCATATTCAGTAAGACCGCTATCGAGAAATTCTTCTGAGTAACTAATTGGAATATCTAAACTACAAAGTTTTCCTGCGGCTAAGAACGCTTTGATCATTCTTTCCCAACTAGTCCATTCTTGTTCGTTTAATGGTTCAAACGAATGATTAGCACCAAAGAAGATGTGTTCACATTGTTCATCGTCATAATGCTTTTGTATAACATCACATGGATGTGTACCTGTAATAAATAGAGTCTTTAAACCATAAGCAGGAGTTTTTTCAACTTCTACACCTGTAAAAAACATAACCTGTTCTTTTATACCATTTTCGTAATTTCTTTTCATCTCAATTTTGCCTGTACTAGTTGTGCATTTAATCTATAAATTTCATCTTTTAAATATAATTTCATAGTTTTCATTCTTCGAACTTGTTCATCAATTGTAACATTATTATAACGCATTTGTATCTCATTGTCAAGAGCTTTATGTTTCCGTTCTAATTCGGACAACCTCGCTTTGATTTTATCTTGATCGTTATCATAATTGCTCATCCTCTAGTTCCTCCAACTTAGTTTCGTCTAGTGTATCTTCTTCAACAACAGTATCGTCAACTTCAAATAGTGCATCAAAGAACGTACTAGAGTTAACTGTCTTTTTACCGACAGCACCTCGTGTACCTGGAATAGCCATCCAAAACTTTGAATGTTTATCTATAAGTTCTAACGACTTTTCTTTACTTCCAGTTGCAAATATTTCTTCCACAACATCTCTAAATAAAACCCTGTCAAATTGCTCTTGTACAAGCATTTTCGGAATGACTCCATTGTCGTATTGTCTGTTTGCTTCTTGAACTGCATTAATGTGGCTCCATACATTATGACCCATTTGGATCGCATACGAAAAACTATCCCACGATGTTTTTCCTTCTTTACCTATTTTATTTAGGTCACCCGGTTTATAGATACAAATATCTTTTACAAGCATTCCGTCTGTTACAGGCGAGTCTTCAAAGTTTTTAAAGATACCATCTTGTAGTACTGCATCTTTAAATGTGCGTGTGTCAATTGCATACTTCTTATCGTCAACACTAGGCACCATTCGATAAGTCCACTTGCCTCTATCAGGTGTTTCGTTTTGAATGTATACTTGTCCGTTTGCAGTTGCTAAGAAAGGACTAGCACAATCAAATGTAATCATAAAGTTTGGATTATAGTTCTTACGTACTGCACGTTGTATATCAGTTAGTAGTGTAGCCCACTCTAGTTTACTTGTGCCTAAGAAGTGCATTACATCGTGTACACCTTGTTGTAGTAGGTTATCATAATACAATGTAACTATGCGTTTAAGAACCAAATGCACATCGCACATGTTCTGTCCACCCATACTCCAACCATTAAAGTGTCTATCAGGATATTTAACTGGATCGCAGTAGTCTTTCATTTGCTCGTACCAGTCATCAGCGTCTGTGTGATTCTCGCCTTGCAAAACATTTAACAACTTACAAGCACCTGTTCTGTGTTTCATCCAATAGTCGTTGTTAATGCGTGTTGCCTTAACTGCTTCTGCATATGTACTAATGCCTGTTGCTTTTGCACCTTCAGGGGAACGTGCAACCCAGGCTGGAATATCAAGTATCATTCCATAGTCCATATAAGCGTCCATCCAACGAAGAACACCATCTCTTTTCTTTTGTGCTTTAGGACAATTAGGATCTTTCCAATCGCCTTCCCAAACACCTTTACCAATCTGGAAACCACCTGAGTCACCTAGTAACCAAGTGTTTTCTCTATCTCTATTACGCACCATATCTTCTTTAGGTACAATTTTATTTGTATCTAAGTCAGCATGTCCTGCAGAGTAAAGACTCCATTTATAAGTAAACGCACCTTCGTTTTTATTAAGATAGTTTAAACTTTCAACACCATTTACAAAGTTGCTTGGAATACGTGCTTTGTCTACATATTCATCAAAACGTTGTTTACCTACATACGTAGCATAAAAGCCACTAAGTGCAGGCAAAAAATGTGCATAGTCGTTTTGTGTTGCAGTTAAATCTTTATTCATCTTTTTTCCATATCCATGTGTCACCGTAGCAACTCATATTCTGTTCAATATTATTATCTTTTCTAAAAGTTGTTACAGCTTCTTTTACTTGCATAGTATTCCAATCGTGACCTGCAAATAATCCGCCTGGCTTAACTTTACTGTACCAGGTATTTAGATCATCCAAGGCTTGCTCATATGCCAAATACGAATCCAAAAAGATAAAGTCTAAACTGTTATCATCAAATGTCATTACAGCATCTTTACTATCTTGTTCAAGTATTACACCTCTATCTGTTTCACCGCTCCATTTAAAGTTATGGTATGCTTGAAACTTAACAAGATCAATATCTTTTTCTTGAACTTCCATTGGACCTATACCTAAATAATCAGTATAAGGTTTCCAGTTATCAATTCCGTAGAGTTTCGAAACATTGGGACAGTTTTGTAGGATAGTACAGAAACTTTCTGCTCTAAACAATCCTACTTCTGCCCCAACAATATCTTTACCTTGTAATCCAATACAATGTATAATAAACTGTATGTCTGAACGATAATCTACAAAATCGTAGTTCATATATTATTTGCTCTGTGCTGGCAGAATATAATCATACTTGACCATACCACTGTCTACTGTAATTTGCATTGCACCCTGATCACTGATACTCATTGTTTTATCACCGTCAAGACCTAAGATTGCTTGTACTTGTGCTACTGGCCAACTCCAAGTATGTCCTAGTGTACCTTCTATTCCTGCTTGGAATACAAACTCACCTGCGTGTGTACTTACATCACCAAAACCGAAAACTAAGTTTCCGTCTTTAGTTTTAACATTAAATGTAGGTTCTTCTGTGTGTGCAAGTGCTTGTAACTTCATTCTTCCAATACTTGCTATACTTGGTTCAAATGTAACGTTCCAGCTTGCACCTTTAAATTTAACAGTCTTAAGTTTCTCGTCAATAATTGCTTTATTCATAAAGCGATAATCGTTTTCAAAGTCACCTGCTGTATTTTCAAAGTGAATGTGTGTAGGAATTATTTCTCCGTTACGATCTGCTTTCACTACATCAATCTTAGCATCTTTCTGATACTCTGGATTCTTTAAATGTAATGCTAACTTATCTAAGTTAGGCATACCGAATGTTCCTTCAAACTCTGCAACTGGTGTTTTTGTTTCTGCACTTAAAATAACACTACGGTCTTCTGCCATACTGTCAATTGCTGTGCTTTCGTCGTTGCTTACTTTTACTAAGTTCAAAAATCCTAGTGCGTGTGTATGTGCAACGATGTCTTGTAAGATGTCTTTCATGTGGGTTCTCCTATTTCAAGTTTTATTATATTATCTTTTGTGTAAGAAGTCAAGTACTTTTCTACAGAGTATTTAGGTTTAAAGCCCAAATGCTTCATCCGATCTGTATTTGCACAAGTCCAATTACGTTCGTTTGGGGTATTTAGAAGTACAGGAAGATCCGGAGCGAAGTCTGAAACTTTAACAGGGTTTCCTGTTCCAATATCTAAAATTCCTGTATATTTGCCATTGTTAACCAATAGCATTATTGCATCACACAAGTCTTCAATATGTATAAAGTCTCTGTAATGATTTGTAGTATATTCTAGTTCACCGTCAATTAGTTTTTGTAAGAACATTCCTTTGCGAGGGTTACTTGAATATACAGTGTGGAAACGCATACCTAATGTATTATGGTATCGTGACGCGGCTTCTTCCATACAATACTTAGATGCCGCATAAGGGTTCAAATCGGGCTCGTAGGCGCTACTAGAGCTTGCATACATTATCCTTGTGTCCGGGTAACGTTCAAGTAAGCGTTTAGTTACTTCGACGTTATTACGCCAGTATCCTGCAGGATCCTCTATACTTTGACGCACTCCGCTTTTACCTGCTAGGTGTATAATAAGATCAAAGTTTTCTCTAAGTTCACAGTCAAATAAATCCTGTCCGTCTTGTAAATCAAATCCAACAACACTATGTTCTTTTTTAAGTCTTTTTAATAATTGACTTCCAATAAAACCTCTATGTCCTGTTAACATTATATGCATTTTAATTTACTCCATGTATCTTTCCATCCATTTACTCCAATAGCAAATCCTAAATCATTATCGATTATAACTTTCTTTAAAGGATAGTCATTACCCATAATATCCATTCTATCTCCGTAAAAATATAATACATCATTAGGATCAAAGTCGTAAATGATTTGGCTTTTATCTGCACCTTTAGGTGAAATATCAATACCTGTTTCACCGCCTGGTCTTGCAATTAGATCAGGAAATTCGTTATTAAACAAATCAGCAATAATATTTCTTTCGCCAATCTGTGTGTCATGTTTCACATAAAGTTTTCGCTCGCCCATTGTAGCATTGCGACCAACAACACTAAAGTTAACCATGCCAGGGCGTTCTTCAATGTGTAGTCCTGTACGTAACGGAAAACTACTTTCTTCTAGTTTATCTTCTAACCAAGCCTTAACATGTATTGGAATTCTCCAATTATCAGATCTAATATGTGTTTCACCTTGCCAAACATCACTACCTGAACAGTTATAAACACGTTTAGCTAGGCTATATATTTCTTCACCTATCTGTTCTATAGTTTTTTCTTTATCGCTACCTGTTACAAGATACACATCGTTTTCAGCACAAAAATTACCAAAGAATATAGCAAAGTCTCCGTCAATTTCTTGACGACTAGGTGTAAGTGTTCCGTCCACATCAAATATAAATTTATTCACAAACTCTTCTCCGTAAATCACTTGTACTAAAACGATGGTCTCGTTTGTTAAAGTGTAAATCAATATCACGTTTACGACAAATGTCTTTGCCTGTAAAATCTTTGTCTCGATATTCTTCTCCTAGTATGCGTACATCAATTGGGTACATACTAAGAATGTCTTCTAAATCTTTTTCAGTGCCGTATGGAATAATTTCATCTACATACTCAACCCCTTTTAATTGGGTGTAGCGTTCTACTACAGTTTGCACTGGTGCATTCTTTTCTTTTCTATCTATACTTGGATCAACTTGTAATCCACATATAAGATATTCACATTGTTCTTTTGCTTCACGCAACATAATCAAATGTCCTGCGTGTAACAAATCAAATGTACTACAAGTAAATCCTACTTTCATATATCAACCTCGTTTATTTGTATACAAACTGCTTGACTGGATAGGTTAAAGTATCCGCTTCCTTTACCAACTTGTTCACTAAGCATGTCTCGCATACGGAAACATTCTTCCATTGTTCCTGGTAAGTCAACAACCGTACTAAAAGATACTCCTGCTTCTATCCATATATACACTAAGTACCACATAGTTATTCTCCAAACTCAAATAGACTTCCAAATGTAGTGTGTTGTTTTGTATCTTCTAGTGGATAGTTAAGCACACCAATTAGGTTATCTAGTTTGTTATCAATAATAGTTTCTGCCATTGCCGCATCATCGAATGGAAGTTCTTTGAACCAATCTGGAATACGCAATTCATCTGTAGGATATGCAACACTAGTATAACCTAACGGATTTTGTTTTAATTTACAAACAATAACTTTCATACCGTCAACAACTTCTTGCGAGTACTTGTCACCGTTCATACGTTTAAGTGTGTTCCAGTTAATACTTGCTCTAACGTGTCCTGGCATATTTGCTTTGCCTTGCTTTTCTTCAAGACGCTGATAGTGTCCAACTTTGTTTGCACGTTTCGGACTACCTTTCTCCCAACCCGGACGTTCACTAAACTCTTTACGGAATGTTGTAATACGTTCAAGTACATCTTCTTGCGGAACGTCAGTAAGTACCATCTCAAGTAATTCTTTTAAGAAGTCTTGCATAAACACCGGAGTGTCTGACCTACGCAAGTCTAAGCCCATTGCTTTTATCTTACCATTGCTATCAATATCAGTTCTAAATCCTTCATTATCAATTACTAGTGCCGCATAACGCTTCTTAGTAATATATAAACCTGACTGTGCTACAATCTCTCTACCTGCCGCAATAACATCTGATCTGCTCTTTGGACAATGAAATGCTTGTGCCATAAACTTTGGAAATGTTTCATTAGCCGCTTCGCATACTTGATCATACAGTGTAATTACATTTTCTTTAGTCCAAGGTAACTTTCCTGAATCAATTTGTTCTTTAAGTACAGGATATGCACTAAAGTAACAAGAGTCAGTATCACCATATATCATTGCTTCGCCAACATGATCATACGTACCTGTAATAACCTTGTTTACTTCTGCACTCATATGCTTAACAATAGTACGTCCTGTTAGCGTTGTAGACTGACCGATACGTTTATCAAAGAATCTACAGCCTGGATTAAGAATAGCACCGTATAAACTGTTCAAGTTAATCTTCTTAACTAGCTGTCTTTTATCCCAGTATTCAATCTCTGCTTCGTTGCCTGCGTCTTTAGCTTTCTTTAACATCTTCTGCATGTCTTTACGCTCTGCATACCAACGTTTTAGTAGTCCAGGAATAACACCTTCAAATTCTGTTGTAAAGATTGTACCGTTTGAACTAAGCATCCAAGGTTGATTACCATCAAAAATTAGTTTGTAAATCTCAGCACCACTTAGTGTATCTGTTTGGCCATTTTCCCAATCCACAGTTAGTGCAATATCACGCTTTTGCTCCATGACTGCTTCATATTCTTCTGTGCTAAAACGTCCTTCCCAGCTACCTGCAAATGACTTCTTCTTAAGAGTCATGTCTTCTTGTACACGCCCTTCACTTATGTCCGGACGAATTTGTCCTACAACAGTTTCAGGAGCCATATTCAACGCACGAATCACACTAGGATATAGTGAATTCAAATCCATCGAACCTACCCATTTGTGCAAGCCTTTTTTCGGAAATGCTACATATGCACCTGCCGCTTGTGTGTTTTCATCATCACGCTTCTTACGATTAGGAACTTGTAGTCCTCTGTGATGTGCTTCGTTAACAATGCCTTGTTCTGTAACTGCAACTGCACCCATAGTGGTCTGTAGGAGAACTGTGTTCTCGTGTGCAACAGTATTACTAAGATCAATAAACCTTAGTTTTTTGTCCAGCTTGTCCAGTAGTGCGGTATCTTGTATGTTGTATTCGATGAATTTTCTAAAGTCATTGTTGTACAACTGATCCAAAGTGCCTTCATAAGGGACTTTGTTCTCTCCAACTTCGATTTCGCCAATGGCATCAAGTCTATATGTGTGTCGTTCTTCATAAGTGTATTTACGATATAATTCTAAACTATCTAAATGCACTCTGCCTATTAGGTCAAAGGTTACAGCTGATTTGCCATACTTCTCATATTCACGTTTCTTAGGAAGTTGTCCCCACAAACAAAAACGTCTTGTGTCATCTTTGCTTAGTACACGACTTGTTCTGTTTACAGTGTACGGAATATCATAACCTTCACTGTTCCAACCTGATAATATGTCAGCATCTTCAATCAGCGTTAAGAAAGTGTCAATCATTTCGCTTTCTTTTTCAAACAACATTACATTGTCAATGCCTTCTAGTTCTACTTTTGCTTGCTCCATTGTAAGTGTTTTAGGAGGTACAGCCAAACATACCATTGTTTCCATCCACTGTAAATATACAGAGATAGAAGTAATTGGCATAAAAGGATCAGCAGGATCAGCAAAGCCTCGCTCTGGATCAAAGTCTGTCTCAATATCAAAAAATGCAATGTTTAGTTTAGGAGCATCTTGGTTAAGATAGTTTTCACTTAGACATTGGAAAATAGGATTAACATCACTTTCAAACAAAGTCTTGTCACGGTTAATTGCAACTTCTTTGCGAAAGTCTTTGGTGTTCTTACATACAATACGTGTTAGTGGATCTCCGTAAACGCTTTTGTATTTGCCTCTAGGGTCTTTATAATAGAATGTATATTTTGCATTATATTCGTGATAATGTCTTTTTCCGTCTTTACGTTCAACAACTCTGATGATATCAGAATCGCGATCAAATAGTGCGTCTACGTAACTCATGTTTCTCCTTCGTTGCTTGTGGCCAACTTAACCTTCTTCATGCCTGCTTTTAAGCGTCTGGCGATTTGTATATAATATCATTTATGTTTCCAGCCAACACATGCCTCTTAGATGTGGTAGGATACACTTTATGATCCAGGAAACTTGGAAAAAATACAATCATTCCTGGATATGCTTGTAAATGATATTCTTCTACTGATTTATAATTGCCATACTTTGGTATAGCTTTTTTTACAAATGTCAATGGACTTCCGTCCGGCTCACAATCTAAATAATAAACAAAACTTGTTCTACTAATTGATCCATGATTGTGTTCATCGGCCCTGTCACCTTTTTCGTATTCTGAATACCATACTTCGGCATCCAACTCAAAATCTCTTTCTTGTTTTATTAAGCCTGGAACATCTAGTTCGTTACGAGGATGTGAAACATTTATGTTGTGCCAATCTAAAATGTCCATCATTAATTCTTCTAATATATCATGATGATCTAAATGTGCTTTCCAACTTGTTCTCCAACCTGTTAGATTGCTTGGCTCGTAGTGAGGATTGTCTTTTCTAAACTTTTTAAAATAGTCAATTATTGTTTTATCATCTCCTAAAGAGCGACCTAAATGACCATGCTGTACTTTACACGGATAATCAATATGCAATGTTGAAACTGCATGTTGTTTTCTTAAATACTGTTCTTCTAAAGTTTTAACCATAAAACAATCCTACTACATATATAACAGTTAGTCCGGCATTAAGAACAACAAGACTTTGTTCTTTCCATAAAATTCCTATTAGTACCCAAAGTCCATTACTTGCAATAAATGCATAAATGTACCATGGGTATATATTAAATGCCGCCATTGTAGCCGCAACTAATAGACATGCTGTACTAAACCATGCTAGTGGTTGATAGGGTTTTACCACCATAGTGCCGCAACCCCATATCCAAATACATTAATAACAGCAAAATATCCTGTTAATAACATTACCCATGCCGCGCCTCTGCGTACAGCCGCGTAGCATTGAGTTACCGATCCTACAAAGAAGAACGGATATATAATTAGCATGTTCGGATCTCTAGCATTAAATGCCAAAGTCAAACTTGCCATAACTGTAAATACGAAACTTATTAATTCGAATCCAAAAGCAACCTTATCACTTTTGTAACTATTGATCCAAAAATCTTTTATTTTTTGCACTACACTTTATCCTTACCAACAGTAACAACTAATGTTTCTAAGTCGTCAAACTCGTCAGCAACACGCTCCCAATCAGCTTTTTGTGCAATTTTAATTGCCTTGTTAATAAGACTAGGCTTAATGTCTAGTTCTTCTGCTACTGCTTTTACAGTATCTTTAAGACCTGCTTGTAGATCTTCTACTTCTTGAAGTACCGTAACACCTTCGTTAACTAGTCTTTCAAGTTTTGCTTTTTCATCAGCACCGTATGTTCGTTCACTCATGATATCTCCTTATTATTAAGTTAATTATACACTATTTTTTCAACAATGTCAACTGTTTATTTAGATTTATAGTAACAACTTGCATTGAATCCAGAGTGTACATTCACGTTTTCCTGGGTTCTGCCTCTTCTAAAGTGTTCATTACGTGGATTAATGTATATTCCGTATTCTTCTTCAACAATTTTTGTAAGATTAGTTGCATTTTGATGCATATGTGGTCTTGCATTTTTTGGACCAGTGATATGATTCTTACCTTTGTATCCTTTTTCGCTAAACTTTTCTAATGATTTGTTTCCTAGGATTGTTTTGTCAATACTTGCCTGTACACGTGGTCCTATAACAGGATCATTAAACAAATCTACACCATTAGCTCTAGCAATAATCATATAACCTAATACTGCATCTACACCAAGTGTATGGTACCAATAGTCTCTATTACCGCGCCAACTGTTATTTTCAATCCAACCGTCTTTACGGAAATGTTTTTTGATAATTTTCTTACGATATTTAATTTCTTTAGCAAACAATCGAGAATCTCTAGTCCATCGTGCATAAGCTAAGTTTCCAATACCTCCATTTGATCCAGCATAGAATCCAGTACTCCAATTATTAAATGCCTGAGGCTTAATAAACCGTTTATGCATTTTACTAAAGTAACGATCAAACTTTACTCTTTGTTCAGGTGAAATATATTCTTCTAATATTACTGCACTTATCAATATAC